AAAAAGCCAATAAAATTAAAATCCTTTTCATGTGTATTTTTTATTTTGTTACGAATACTTTGAATAATGCTGATGCTGGGTCAACTGTTCCCGATGAATAATTATTAAATCTTACCGTTACTGTGTTTGCAGCCGATACCCATGCCGAATAACTTGTATTTGCATTTACGGCAGCATTTGGAACACCTAACGAAACAACGTCACCATCTGCTGCACCTGTCACAGTAATTGTTAAATCAGCTGATAATAAAGTTGTGGTTGAAGGAAAATTAAGGGTTGCCGAACCTGTTAATCCGTGGTTAACCGTGTGCCTTGTTGTTGATGGCGAAAAAAAAAGGTTTGTCCCGTTAAACTCTAATGCCCCAGCTTCAGCGGTTGTAAGGTTTATACCACTTGTAAATTTCAATGGTGCGGTTGAGGCGGTGGCTGTGCCTTCTGCAAGGTGAAGTCGTGCGGTTGCAGAAGTAACACCAGCTGCAATATTACCTGTTGTCCTTGCATTGCCGACAACGTGCAAGACTTCAGTTGGAACAACATCATCACCTATTGTAACTTTAAATGTTGTATCTAATCGTAATAAAACTTTATTCGTAAAGCTATTTGATGTAATAAACAACATATCTCCAGCAACATTATTACTTAATGCCATTCTATTTGTTAAACTACCACCATAACCAAAATATCCTTTAAAATTATTAGCATTATCAGAAAAACCATAATAAGCAGACCCAATAGCCCCAGTACTTTTTTGTGTTATTACATTTGCATTAAAAGTTTTTGACCCAGCCACCGTTTGCGTCGTCGTTAAATCTACAAAGTTTTTCGTTGGGCTGCCCGTTCCCCCATTTGCCACCGCCAAAGTACCTCCCAATGTCACCGCTCCACTTGTTGCCGTGTTTGGTGTTAAACCCGTTGTTCCCGCGCTAAAAGTTGTAACGCCACCGCCACCAGAACCGCTTATTTCATTCCATTTAGGTATTGCACTTGCTTTATAAAAGTATAACTTTTTATTCACCGTATCAAGCACAAAATAGGCAGCCGTGTCGCTCTTTGCCGTCAATGTGGTATCAGCCGCCACACCCCGATAAATAAGCCCGTCGGCAGTCGTCTGTTCTCCTAATGTTATCTTTTGATTACCATTGCTCGGGTACTGTGCCCATGCAAGGCAAGGCAAAAGGAAGAGAAAGAGGGAAAGGAGTTGTTTCATGTTTATGTTTTTTAGTTTGTTTTTATAAATTTAAAACAAATACTGTAAATTGACCAGAAGCAGGATTTATAGAACCACTACTATAATTATTAAATCTTATTTTAACTGTATTAGCACTTGAAACCCATGCAGTATAATTAGTATTTGCAGGCGCTGAACCATCTGGAATAGCTAACATTACTGGATGAGAAACAGCCGCTCCTGTATATGCAACTGTTATATCGCTTGAGCTTTGCGCGCTTGTATTTGGAAAATCTAATGTAGCTAACACAAAACCTCCTAAATTTAATGTTCCGCTTGATAAATTTAAACCACTACCTAAAGCTATTTCACCTATAGCATTACTACTATTTACACCAATTATATGAGTTAAGGATGAAGTTGTTGTCATTGTACCTATACTTGCACCGCCCGTTAATGTACTAAATCCTGTAACATTTAAAGCTGAACTACCATTAATATCTCCTGCAAATGTTTTAGCACCTCCAAATGTTTGAGTAGATGCAGTTACTACACCTGTTGTAGATACTCCAGCGTTAGCTATTGTGATATTAGGAGTAGTACCTCCGCTTGATGAAATAGGTAATGAGCCTGTAACGCTTGTTACCGTTCCATTTCCATTACCTGTGCCTGCTCCAATAGCCGTTCTAAAATCCGCTGCACTTAAAGCAGTTACTGTGTTGTCTACGTTAAATCTGGGAAATGTTATAGCAGATGGATTAGTTAAAGTAAACATTGATTGTCCAATAGTTGTACCTCCCAAATCACTACGCATTCCATCGGCTGCCCTTTGGCTAACTGTGTTATCTGCATTATATCGTAAAAAGGATATAGCCCCTAAATCAGCTAATAAAAATGTATTAGCACCTCTCACGGTTGCGCCAAGAGCAGTTCTGGTATCAGCTGCAGTTAAAAGTGTTATTGTTTTATTTGCATTAACTTTTATAAATTTATCACTAACACTATTATCAGCTACTAACAATGCCTTACCAACTGTTGTAACTCCTAAATTAGTCAATGCAGCATCGGCAGTCGTTGCACCTGTACCACCATTTAATAAAGGTAAAGCAGTACCGCTATAGGTAAGGGCTAAAGTGCCAGAAGTTGTAACAGGTGAGCCGCTAACAGTAAAAATAGATGGTGCAGTTAAACCTACACTTGTAACTGTGCCAGAGCCTCCACCTCCTCCGCTGTATTGTGGAATGTTTAAGGTACTACCAACCAATGTTGCAGCTCCGCTTGTGCCTGTTGTGGTAAGTGTTAAATTATTTTGTTTTGACGCAAATCTTGTTGTAAGATTTAAAGATGTAGTATCGGAAAAAGCAAATTTATTATTAAATGTAGTCCAATCCGCAGATGTCAAATAACCTGGCACACTTGCCGATGCAGCATTCATTGTAAGTTCTGGAGTTGTTGTATTATTAGTTATGCTTATAGGAGTGCCTGCGGCTGCCGTAACAGTTGTTACAGTTCCTGCGCCAATGGCAGTACGAAAATTAGCAGCAGATAATGCCGTAACAGAGTTATCAGCATTGAACCTTGGAAAGGTAATAGCAGAAGGATTGGTCAAAGTAAACATTGACTGCCCTACCGTTGTGCCGCCTAAACTTGTGCGCCCTGTAGATGCAGTAAGGCCTGTACTACCGCCATCCCATTTTAATCTATCTGTAAATGCAGTATTCCAATTACTTGAATTGTTTGTAATTGATGTTGTCCATGTTGTGCCTGTGGAAAGTGCAATGCCTGCCTCTGGATAGATTGGATTACCTTGCCCGGAAGAAACAGAGCCGATGCCACTAACTGTAACTAAGGTATAATTTTCACCAATTTTAAAAGATGTAGCTGCTACCTTAACCTTGTTTGTGTCAATAACGGAAAACTGGTCATTTAGGAGTAACTGCCCATTACGAAATAACAGAATAAACTGTCTTAACTGAATAGGAAATTTAGGGAGTATAGTAAATACTAAAGTGTCACTTGTAACATTTTCGTATTCCTGTTTAATTATTTTAATTGTATCTCCTCCTATTTCAACTGCCACAATGCTATCTCTTACAAAGTCGTAAACTGTGGATGTGTCAACGCGTAGTGTACCGGTTGTTGTTATAGGCCCACCAAGTAATCCGTAACCACTACCTACACTGGTAACTGTGCCGCTGCCTCCAGTGTACTGTGGAATGTTTAAAGTATCACCACTTAATGTAGAAGCTCCGCTGCTTCCTGTAGTAGTTAAAGTAATATTGTTTTGTTTAGTCGCAAACCTTGTAGTAAGATTTAATAAAGTTGTATCTGTCAATTCCATTAAAACAGAGAGGTCTGCGGAGACTGTGCCAGTGGTTGTAATAGGATTTGGTGAAACAGTTATACCTGTACCTCCAGATATTGAGGTAAGTGATCCGCTGCCACTTCCACCACCGCCACCACCACGAGGTAAAATCACTGTATAATTCTCACCTACCTTATAAGCAGTCGCACCGATTACCACGGAGGCATTAGTAGGTACTGTATATTGGCTTGGTAAAAGTATTTGACCATTTCTATATACTTGCAAAGATGTTGTATCATTTACTACTAAAGTATCTGTTTGCGTCCAGGTTAAAGTGCTTGAAGATACATTTCTAAAATCTTGCCTTGCGTAAAATCTGCCGCTTGTGTCTGCGTATGCTTTAGTGGCATAGTTGGCTAACATGGAAGCCGTATCGCTAATTAAAAGTGCGGCAGTTGTATCTCTCCATAATCCACCAGAATAATATAAACTTGATTTTTCAACCGGTGATGTAATTGCCACGTTGTGCAATTCGTTTAAACTATAACCCGATGCCACACGAATTGAAATTGTACCATTGTTTACATGAGAATTTATACAAAAGCCAATAGGCATATCAATGTTAGGTGCAACTGGCTCAACATCTGTCCAAACACCAGCAGTAGTTGGCGAAGGATAAAGAATAGCACCAGCCGCAAAGGTATCAGTGTTAACTTGCCTTATCTTGCCAAAGGAAATAACATAGCCATCCTCACCGTTGCTTAAATCGTGTGCGGTTATTCCTAATAGCAATTTTGCATCTATTGTGCCATTTGCTATGAACTTTGCAACTGTTATTCTGCCACTTGCTCCAACCGTGCCATTAGCATAAACAAGACTTCCTTTTGTAATGGTTGATCCTGTCTGATTCTTAACTAACCAAAAGTTTTTAAAGCCTATTTCATTTGGTACTTTATCATACATTCCTAACACAACTGTACCTAACTCATAATCCCATCGCATTTTTGCAGTGTCAACATTGTTAGGTGAAACACTTGTATCAAAAAATAAAGAATCAACAGGCTGCGTAAATGAGCCGCCACCTACTAAAGATGCCCATGCGCCTTGTTTCCAAACATATATACTTCCAGTTACACTATCTAATACTAAATAGGCTTTTACATTCTTATCTGCATAGCTTGTAGGCTTAGTTACTGTATCAGAAACAAGACCTCTCCAAACCAAGCCGTTTCCCGTAGTCTGAAAACCTAATCTTTGTTTGTTGCCTGTGATTGGGTAGGGAATGGAATCTATGGAGGCATAAGATATTCCTGCCACCAAAAGAAAAGCAATAACAAGTCCTTGCCGTTTGTTGCCTACTTTGTTAATAGCTTTGCCGATAAACTTGCGCCCAATGCCCATTATTAATTCATTGGCTAAAACCTTGGCAATGTTTCCAACTGCTTTTAAAAACTTCCTTTCTTTCTTTGGTGCTTTTATCTCTTCCATTATATTATGTTTATTGCAAATACAATGTAATTACTTCCATCGTAATGTGTGTTAATATCTATCGTAATAGTAGCAGGTGCCGTTATACTATATTGACTATCTATTAATTTCTGACCATTCTGGTAAACATGAATAGCAGCATTTAAATTAGTAACTGGCAACACTCCATTATTTTGTGTCCAGGTTAAAACATTGGATGAAGCTGCAATAAATTCTTGATTGAATATTGATACGGCAGAGCCATTTACTGTAACATTATTTATTGTTTCTGTGACATTATTATTTACTACACCGCCACTGCCTGCATTGTTTGCAACGTCGGCAAAGTCGCGAGGTTTAGATAATACTGTGCGTTCTGTATAGTTAGGCATCCAATTCTATTTTAAAGTAATCACCTTGCCAAATCTCTGTTTTTAAATCAAAACTACCTCTTTCAAAAACGTAATATCCGGATGAATATTCTATTACCTTGTGAGGAAGGTAAGGATTGTCAACTGATAAATTTTGGAATGGCATATCAACCATGCGTAGCTTTGGTGTGAGCTGTCCTCGTATTACTTCATTTACTAATAATTGTGTGACATTGTTAAAGCCTGATCCGCTGCTAACATCCCATGAGCTGCTATTTTCATAAGTGCCAGATTCTAATACTTTTAATCCTCCATCTGTTGTTTTACTTGGCCCATCTCCTATATATGTATCAAGGCTAAATATAGTAGATGATTTATCGTCATTGTCAGAGCCATATTCAAGGATGTCACTTTGCCCGGAGACTGCACCAGTAGGAAGAAATTCAAGATAATTACTACTTAATAAATATGATATACTAAAATTACCAGAAACATTTGTTCCTGCCTCATTGCGCATATTTTTTAATCGCATCTCCCATATATACTCTGCGCTCTCTGGAATGTCTAATGTATCAAATGTGATTGTTTTATAAGCAACAAAAGCAGCATCTGCTGTTATTGTTTCCGTATTAAACTCATATTCGTAAAATGTATCTTCCCAACTTGCAGCTTCTAATATAAAGTTAAAACCGTTAGTGTATGTTACATTTCTTTTTAAATACTTATTTTCTTGCTTTACTTGTAATGATTTTATTTTGCCAGTAAAACCTGGAGATGATAAACTATCTAATTGTAATGTATCTGTGTTAGTTGATAAAATTACATAGTCATAATCACCACTTTCTGTAATTGTTTTTGTTACACCGCCTAAACGTAATCTAAGAGTACCACTATTTTCAATATCTACTTTTATTTTAACATAATAATTTCTACCAGATGTAACTGTGAAAGTAGTGTAGTATGCTACCGTTGCTATTATTGTACCTTCAAGTATTCCATTATTAATAAACCAACCGCTGCCCAATGTCCAGTCAGCAGAGGCAAAACCTTGTAATGGAAAGCTATTAATAATAGATGCTACCTTTACGGCAAATACAAACTGAAAAGGCTCAAAGTTTACAGGATTTAAAGCCTGGGCATAAAAGCCAAGTATTCCTGTGTATGATAATCTTGCATCTGCATTTGTAGCGTCTAATGTCGGAGTAATTGTTGTTATTGGTGTGGTATTAGTAGCATAGTTATATTCTACTCCGGCTAATAAGTTTTGTTTAGCAAAGTGATTGTATCTAACAACTACATTTTTTAGTGCAGGATAATATGTCCATTTACCTCCGCTTAATCTCATTAAATCACTTCCTGGTAAATTAGTCTGTATATTAGACATGGTAAAATCAAAAGTAAATGTACCAGATGCCTGTACTCCTAAAGCACTATATTTAAAATATCTGTGAGATGCAGGATTCCTTGCATATTCATTGACTTGTATAAACCAATATTGATTGCCAGAAAATATTAATCTTGCGCCAAAGGTTTGACATATCTTTTTTAAAACATCGTAGCAACTTTGATATATATAGTTGTTTTTTGTATCCTTATGATAAAATGCCCTATGCTGTATTACTGTCAATAATGCGTAATCATTAGCAGCACTATAAGCAGTTGTATTCTCATTCCAATTAAAAACAGTGTGCAGGACTGGCAGACTATTTGCCACCAGTTCACTCTGGACAAAATCAAGTTGATTAAGGCAATTTAATATATGTTGTACTACTGTGTCTTGTCCATTATAGGGCCCAACTGCACTTTTGTAGTCCAATGTTTTTAGCCATCCTAATCCATCAATGGCAGATATTTGAGCAACATAACCAATAGACAAAGGAATGTCTTCAAATTGTACTAAATCTGTAACTATATAGCCATACCAATTAAACGATACTGTTGTATTGTCATCTTCGTACGCAGTTAAATGCATTGTAAACCTTCCCTCAACAGCTAATCCAATATCAAGTAGTAATGTTTGTAAATCATTATTATTTATAAGTAAGGATAAATTGCAAGATGATCCGATAATAGGTGTAAATCTTTCTGCTCCTTGCTGGCTTTCGCTATCGTATTGTAATGACAAAGAAATAGTATCAAAACTATAAGTCATGCCAGAAAAAACATTGTCTTTAATAGCAACATTAATCTTTCTGCCTTTCTCATTATATACAGTAGTTTCAAACCTTACAGCCATTATTGTATTCTGCTAAGACCCTTTTGTGATCTGTTCAACAATATAATCAAATCATTTCCGCTTATCCTTGTCTCCAGTGTGCCACCTACTCCCATGTCTCCCATCATTGATTTTAACTTTGACAAAGGAGCAATTACTTCCGGATCTACACGAGCGTTTCTATTATCTCCTACGGTTGCCATTGTGGGCCCAAATGCCAAAGCGCCCTCGGCAAGTTTTGGAGCTCCAATCTTCATTATTAATGACCTTGCTACACCACCAGCAGCAGCAGCAATAGCAGGAGCAATAGCCACCATGAAAGGTGATAATGGTACAGATGCTAATGCTTTTGCTACATACATTCTAATAAAATTAGCAATTATATCAGCAATGCTTTTTCGTACAGCTGCTGCAAGTTCTTTCATACTTTCAAATCCACTTGCTGCTAATTCACCAAAACTTAATATACTTGCAGCAATAATTTGTTGACCTTGTCCTAATGAATCATAGGCACTTTTTGCCGTAGGTGCAATTTTATTAAATGAATTAGCTACATCTTCATTTGTTTGTTTTAACCTTTCATTTGCGGCTGATATACTTTCTAATTTATCTGGCAGTAAATCTAAAGTAGGTAATAAGTTTACTGTATCTATTGGAGTATTTAAAGCATTTTTAACTCCACCTCCTGCTGTGCCTCCTCCTGTTGGTGCGCCACCATCACCAAAAACTAACTCACCTGTTCCATCTGTTCCACCTCCTCCCGTAGCTTTGCCAGGAGCAGCCATGAATAAACTTTTAAATTTACCTTTAAGACTATCAACTGTATCTCCTATACTTTTAAACTCTGTTGCAACTATTCTTTGTTGTTCTTGGTATTTTGTCATACCGGATAAATCAAACAAATCTAAACCTAATGCTTTTTGTAAATTATCTAATTTACCTAAAACAAAAGTAACTCCTTGCATAACAGAGTTCTTTATATTTATCCAAATGTTTTTAAAGTTATCACTAAATGCCTGCCAGTTATCGTATACATATAAAGCAATAGCACCAATAGCAGCAATAGCAGCTACAATACCAAGTATAACAGGATTAGCAAGTAAAGATGCAAATGCAGCCTGTACTCCTGTTGTCATAAATAAAATAGTAGTTCTAATAAGTTTTATAGTACCTACTAATGCACCAAACGTACTTATTAATTTACCTACTATAAATATAGCTGGGCCGATTGCTGCTATAATTAAACCAGCTTTTACTATAAAGCCTTGCGTCTCTGGATTAAGTGATTTAAAACCATCAACTAATCTTTGTAATCCTGCGCTAAATGTAGCTACAACTGCCTCTAAATTTAATGTTTCATTTATTGCTTTACCTAACTCTGCTAATGATGCACCTACATTATCTTTTAAATTATCAAAAGTATTAGCTAATCCTCCATTGGCTCTTTCCAAATTACCTAAAGCACCAACAGACCTTTTTATAAATTCCTCACTACTTATTCCCAGCTCTCTAATTCCTTCGGCAGTAACTACACCAAACTCCTCTTTCATCACTCTTGCAAACTCTGGAAGCCTTTCCTTTATCTGATTAAGATCTTCTTGTGTTACCTTACCAACCGCGCTTATCTGTGATAATGCCAATACTACTCCATCAAATTGTTCTGCACCTCCGCCTGCCCTTGCTACTGCATTACCAAACTGGGTAATAGTTTCACGAGCTGCATCGGCATTCATACCTACACTTTGCAAAGAGGCAGAGGCCTTAACAACTTCGGGTAAAGCAAGACCAGGATTTTCGGCAACTTTTCTTAACTTTTCTAATTCAATGGAAGCATCCTCACTACTTCCCATAATTGCAATTAAACCATTTTGTAGTTTTTCTATGTCTGCAAAAGATTTTAAAGCTGCTCCTCCAAGTGCAATAATAGGCAAGGTAAGTGACTGTGATAATGTAGTACCTACACTTTGCATCTTACCACCAAATCTTGACATACTACGCTCAACTTTGCTAAGTTCTTTATCAAGATTAGATACGTCAATACCAAGTTTTAAATTTAGTTTACCTAATGCCATTATGCTTCTTTATCCCATTTATCAAAAATTGATTTATCAACTTCTGATAAACTTCTATTAGTTTCTTTTTTTATCGGATTCTCCCATGGAAATTCAATTAAATCCTTTGGCTTTAAACTCTTACCTTTTGCCGTGTGTACGTTTAATAGTAAAGTTGTCTGCCATCGTATTCGTTCCCACTGTGTTTGCTCCTGTTGTTCAAAGAAATTGTTATAACCTTGCATAGCTATAATAACCTCTTTAAAACTCATTTCATTGTATTGCGAAGGAGGAAATCTTAAAACTCCGAAACAAAAGCGTTCGATGTATTCAAGTGTGAGCTCTCCTCCTTCGCCACTACGTTTTTTTGGCTCTCATCTTCTGGTGGTGATATCTCATTTGAAATCATTTCCATGATGCGCGTTATACCTCCCATGTCTGTATCTACCAAGTCGCAAAATGATTGCAAAGTATATGGGCATTTCTCCCCTTTGGCTTTGTAACCATGTTCAACACCGGAGAAGGCAAGTTCAAGGGCTAATAAGAGATCTTCTCCTAAAAGGGAAAGGTCACTTAACTTAAGTTTCCTCTCCCTTAGAAATGTACCTAACACATACATACCAAATTTAATCGGTATGGATGTGTTGGCTATTGTTATTGTTTTCATGTGTTAGGATTTAAAATTATGCTTTTACTGTTTTTACTATTGCGCCAGTCACCTCAAAGGATGCTGAATAGCTTGTATTCTCTTCCACTGCGGCATTAAGGTCTAATGATGTACATATAGCAGACATTGTAAACACATTGTCACCTTGTACGTCAGTAGTAAACTTAATAGTCAATGCTGTGCCCGATATTAAGTCGGTAAAGAGATCATCAAACAAGTAATTGGTAGATGAATCACCAGGCCCTGCATACAATGCCTCGGTAGAAAGTGTGCCAGATAACTGACCCTTTTTTACTTCCCTCCATCCTCCAGCTGCGGAATCCTTTGTAAGAATTTCACGCATTGCTGCAGAAATGTTCATTTGGCAGGATGTCGCGTAACCGATTGCAGTCGAATCTTTATACAAACGCATCAACGTACCATTAATAATTCCAGTTGTTGCCATAATATTATTTTTTAGCTTTTTTCAAATCTATATTAACATCAATCTTTTCCAATTCATTCTCATGATCAAAATACTCCATGGGCATTGGCACAGGAATATAAATTGGTTGAGGCGCCTCTTGCACTTGTTTTTCTGGCATCTGCTCCACCACAAAGTCATCATCAAGATGTTCTGCAATTCCATCGGCAACAAGTTGCTTGCCAAAGTCGGAAAGGAATACACCTGTTGCGCCTACTGGCT